GCGGAAGCTGATTCTCTCCCCAAATCAATAGAGACATTAGCCCCGAAATTGAATATGCCCTTGGTCGTTCTCGTCCCAACATTGTTCTCAATCAATCCCCTTGCAACTCCATCGGCAATCACGATGTTCTTAATGGGGCGAAGAACTTTATCATCTAGGAGCTTCTGGTATCTGCGGAAGGTGCGCCCTGCTTGTTGCATCTCAAGGCGTGCAGTCGGGCCAGACATAGCGGAAGGGTCTACGGCAAAGCTGTAAGGAATGCCAAGCCCAAGGCAAATGTTCCTTAAAAGAATCTTGTGGAACTCGGCGAAAGCACCAGAGGGACGGCTCGGACCATCTGGGAAAACAATGTCCTCACCCGGTTCTAGGTAAGAGATTTTGCCAGACTCAATCGCCTCTAGCTTAATCGTGTTGCCATTCAAATCTTCATCGTTTGTGAGCGAGGAGAGATCAGAGGCATTGTTGTTATTCCTCTTCACGATGCCAGCTTGGGAGCTTGCGTTCTTTGCGGCCATCTTCTCGAAGTTGATAATATCGTAGATGTCGGTGCAATCATTGATGGCTGTATGGAAAGCGGAGATTCCTCGGTACTGGTCGATGCGTAGCGGGTCGAACAAGTGGAAGGCTTGGCTTGAGGGGATGGTTGTCTGGTAGGTGTAGAAATCCCCAATGCTTCTATTATAAATATCGTAGGCACTTGGGGCACCAGTATCCCGATCAATATGGATTCCACCAATCAAATCTAGGCTTGTATAAACCTTGAATGGGTCGCCCAACCTATCTGCCTCAATGCCTTGAATCTTTAGGTTGCCATCCTTATCTCGAACCAAAACAAAAAGGAAATCACCATCCCGCAACATACTCATCATTGCGACCTGCATAAGTGTCGAACCAGTATGCCTTGTGGTTAGGTCGCACTTGTCCCACCATTCTGCCCAATATGCCTCAACCTCGGTATTGACTTCTGGGTTCTCGGTTCGGGCTTGGTAGGAAATGTTTGCGGCGGTGTGGCTGGCGAACTTCATTAGGATGGAGCGAACAAGGCCAACATTCTCTGCCAAGTCCCTCGCCCTCTTCATCAACTCTACTCGATCATAGTTAGAGTGATAATCTTCCGCACCAGAAAGGGCACTCGGCCCTTTTCTTTCCCTTGTATATTTAACAGCATCATAAGAGAAATTGACTAGCTTTTGTCGTGCAATCATCCGATTAACTGCCCCTTGAGGGTTCAGAAAAGCAACGGCTTTATCGATTAAATTTAGTTGGGCTTTTTTCACGAGAACTTTGTGTAAGTTGTGCGGATACGAGTACCATTAACAGACTGAATGGCTAGGGTCAATTCCGCAATCGTATCTCTTACCTCACCGAGATTCGCTCTTGAAAACGAACGACCAGCTATCGAATAGCTTGAACCCGCCACCGCTATCGCTTCCAAACAAGTAACATACTTATCACGAAGAGAAGTTAGGGTGGCAAGGGGTAGCCCAATGAAATCACCCTTCGCCATTATCAAACTCACTTTCTGTCAAACTTGCGGGGGAGACTTTCAATCGACCATATAAGGCCGCACCAACGATTGCCATACACTCACAATCCAGCAAGTGATTATTCTTCCCTATCTGCTTCCAGACAAGCCTTTCCCTGCCAGTCATAGGGTTTTTCACTCTAACCTTAACCTCTGCCTCAATATGCACCCGCCAAACATCGGGAGTGTCTAGGGCGATGTATCCGGGTTCTTTTAAGAGATTCGATAAGATGTCTTTGATGGATGGGTTCGACCACCGCCAAACTGGGCAGAACTTCCACTTCCACCCAGTCTTGGATTGAACTGCCTTACCGCTGAAGGGGTCTCCATTTGCGATTCGAGCGTAGGGGCGTTGGAGCTTTCGATCATCTACAATTTCGGAGAAGCTGGCTCGGTCTGAACCAACCAAGGCCATCCAGCCATTCTTACAACAATTCAAATAAACATCTCTGGTTTGATCGCCCGAATCGCAGAAAACGCATTTATGCTCTACGCCAAACTCTTCTGCCTTGGCTTGAATGTCGCCCCAAGTTTCCAGCCTCCCAGCCCACACAAGCCTTGACCTACCTTCTAAATCCCAAGCCCTCACAACGCACCAAGCGTGGAATCCCCCAGCCTCTTGAATATCGCAAGCCATAATCAGCTTCTCACCCATACGAACTTCGCCCATCTTGTAGTCGCCAGCCACAATCTCCATTTTCTCTGATTCGTGTTCCATCCAAGGCTCGGCAAGAACTCGGTTCACGAAGTCTTGTAGCCCTATGATTCCATTGTGCTTATCTTGCAGAAACTTCACCGCCAAGCTCCCAAAGCTAACCCAAGGGGCATATAGGCCATTGAGATGGTAGGAGCGTCTGGCTGGTTCACCCTTTAGATTAGTTGCCCTCCACTCGCCTTCTCGAAGCATCTTGGTTTTCTGTCCATCTGTAATCTTTCCCTTGCACTCCTCGCACTCGTAATAGGTCGAGGATTTCACCAGCTTAAAATCATAGACCCCATCCTCGATCTTTGCCGACTCGTCCCACTTCACTTGCCCCCATACCAGCTTCTGTTTATGCCCACAATGAGGACAAGGAACAAAGTAGAAACGCATATCGCCCTTCTGCCATTCACTCCAAATAATTGAGTCTGCGGTTGTCGGTGTGCTGGTTGCTATGATGAGATGATTTGGGTAGGTGCTGACTCGTGCCTCTGCTAACTGAACTGGGTTCGCTTCTCGCCCCGACCCCGCTTGTTCTGGGAACTTATCGACCTCATCCATACAAAGCAAAGCAATCGAGCGACTGGAAAGAGCCGAGGGGCTAGTGCCAGCCCACCATACCGAGCATCGCTTAAAGTGTTGCTCTAGGATTTTGATTTTGTCGGTGTTGTCTGGTTTCTCTTTGGCTAGGGCTGGGCAATCGTCAATCATTGGCAACCACCTAGTCTCTGTGAATGATCTGGCTAAATGCTCGCTTGGCATCACCCACAAAGCGGGGCAAGGTCGCTCTGCTATTCGGTACGCTAGGCCAGCTAGAATCGTTGTAGTCTTACTTGTCTGTGCCCCCCATACCAATACCACCCTACGAATTGAATCATCGCCAAAAGCCTCTAGCGGCTCACGGACATAGGGCGTGAGCGTTGTCGAATACGCTCCGGGTATGTTCGTTACTCTTGCCGAGAGCGTGAGGTTTTTCTCTGCCCATTCTGGAATCGAGAGTTGTTCCCTTGGCTCAAACAATAGACGAGCGAAGTTCTTGGCCTCATCGATCTGGTTCATCTCTTAACCAGATAATCTTTCGCATACGCCCAAGCTGGGTTCATATGGATTTGATGATGGCACTCAAAACACACCGCCAAGAAAAACTCTACCTCATTGAGCCTATCCCCGAATCTTCCTCTCCTATGATGAACTTGGCTCGCCATCTTGTATTTGCAGACTTGGCAGACTGGATTGTTGGTTAAAAACTTCTCTCGAACATCTTTATAAACTTCGTTCTGGCCTTTTCTCTTTGCAGAGACTCGGCGTAGTTTCCCACCTCGCTTGAGTGGAGTCTTGCGTTTAAGTGCAGAGCGTTTCATCCGTCATAGCATCCACAAGGAACTTCATCTGGCAAGTCCTCAAATAATTTCATTTGGCTTGCATCCGACTTAATTAAGTCCTCCCATTTCCAATTTCTCCCAAGTCCAATAACGCTTGTCAGATGAGCATTGTTTTCCATCTTTACTGCTCTTTCTGCAAGTTCTGGATGATTTTTTACTAGACTCAAAACCTCGTGCTTCTTCATAGCTGGGCAAAAGAAGCAAGATGATTTTGCTGGTGCAAATCCAGCACCTTTCACAACATCAATGCACTTGCTTCGATTCCATCCCCAACGGACAAGCGGGTATTCGTAAATATATTTTTTGTCATCATAGAACTTAACTCGGTGAGACTCCCCGGCATCATAGCCAATAAGTTTCAAAACCTTGCCACCTGACTTCCAAGCTTCTTTAGATGCTTCCCAGTTATTGCAAAACTTGTCTTGGGGTTGGATTTTGTATTTCTGTGAACATCCCTTAAAACCATAGGCCAAGCTGGGCAACATTTTCTGTCTCAAGCAATTCTCTTCTAGAGTTTCTTTTTTATATTTTACTGTCTGTATTTCTGGCATTTGTCTTTTCACTAGCCACTTGCTGAATGTATCGACAAACTCATAAGTCTCTGGAAGCTCGCCACCAGTATCAGCAAATAGAATAAGGTCTGGAACAACTCCCCGCTTTTGCATTTCAATGAGCATAGCGGCAGAGTTTGTTCCTCCACCAAAAGCAACAACGCAAGGAGTTTTCATCTATCAAAGAATGGAAGCACTATGCCAAGGATTGCGATTGCTACCAGCAAAACAATAAAGCACTCGTTCATTTGAATGCTCCTTCTGCTTTCTGGATGGTGACAAAGATTTGATCGATGCCCTCTTGGATTGCCCTCTTGGCACATTCGGGGTCGCTGGGGTTTGCTCTAGCCGCCAAGCTCGAAGGCATAGCGTCCATTAGGTTTCTAATTGCTCCCAGCCATTTGCCGAATACTTCTCGCACCTCGTCCATCCGAATTGTAACTCTGTTCACCTCTTCCCATCGGGCGTGTTCCATTTCGGCTTCTGCGACTCGCTTTTTTGCTTCGCCCCATCCTTGAACCGCCGCCCGCATAGCGACTGGGTTTTGATTGTTTGCCGCCGTAGCTACCAATGAGTAAGCAACTACCTCGGCTTGCTTCGCTCGATTCAATCTGCCAAGCGAGGTTTTCGATTTGTATGACTCGGCATCCGAGTCTTTTAATGGCTCTGATGAGGTCGGGGATGGTGTCCGGGCTATCTGTGATTTGCTCACTCGCTTCTGGTTTGCGAGCCTCCACCTTTGAGCGTCTGACTCGGAAGTGAGTGGCATACCTCGCTTTACCATTCGAGACAACTGCCCCGCATCGATGCCCCACTTTTCTCGGAGTTCTTTTTGCGTAATCATTGGCTAGGGTAACTGCGGAGGGATAGTCCTCATTCATTTGGCAAGCGTGGCCTTTTTGCCAGTAAGGTTTTCCCATCGCTTCACAATCACATCGCAGTAGTTGGGGCTGATTTCCATTCCGTAACATTTTCTGCCTAATTGCTCGGCGGCGATTATGGTTGTTCCAGAACCGCAGAATGGCTCGTAAAGAAGGTCTCCGTTCTTTGTGTGATTTCCCATCGCATAACACCACATCTCGATTGGCTTCATTGTCGGGTGTTCTCTTGATGCCTTTGGCCTCTTGAAGTCCCAAACAGTTGTTTTTGTTCTGTCTGAATTTTTTAATCTTTCTCCGGGCTTCCATCCGAACAATATGGGTTCGTGTTTATAGTGATACTCGCTGTGTCCCATAACCATAGAATCTTTATTCCATACCAGTATTTGTCTTAATATTTCTCGGCCTTTCCAGTCGTTCAAAAACACACTATGCAACCGTCCCGCCGGGACGGTTGCAATCCAATATGCCCCATCCCTAGACATCGACTCGGCCACATCAAACCAGCTCTTGCATTTTTCAATTAGATCTGATTCTGATAAATTATCGTTCTCAATTTTTAATGCATCTTTGGTCTTGCCTGTGTAGCTGACCCCATAAGGCGGGTCGGTAAGAACCATGTCAGCAAGTTTCCCATTCATTAGCTTTTCTGCGTCTTTTATGCTTGCAGAATCACCACAAAGCAATCTGTGTTCCCCTAGAATCCACAAGTCACCCGGCTTGGTGATGGCATCAACTGGAACTTCTGGCACTTCGTCCTCGGTTACTTCTGGGTGTGCGTCCTCCATCATCAACGCAATCTCATCCATCCCAAACCCAGTAATTTCCATATCCAGATCGCCAGTATCGATTTCCTCTAGGATATCTTTGAGCATCGGCATATCGAACTCTCCACTTAACTTGTTGAGGGCGATATTGGCCGCCTTCTCCTTCTGCTCATCCAGATCGACTGCCCAAACATCCACCTCTGTTTTGCCCATCGCCTTATAGACCTTGAGCCTCTGGTGGCCTCCTACCACATTCCCAGTTTGCACATTCCAAGTGATCGGCTGGATGTTTCCGAACTCCGCTAGGCTCTTGGTCAATCGACCCATCGCCTCGTCTGTAATTTTTCTTGGGTTATATTTTGCCGAAGAAATTTCGTTGATTTTTTTTGTAAGCAAGCAGGGGTATTTCATAGTTGTTAAAAAAGTTACGCAAGATTTGTGGTGTAAGTGTTTGACATAAAGATTCTTCGGTCAACTCTCACAAAAAAGTCGGGCTTCGGAACC